TAGCTTTTTGTTTAGTTTTAGGTGGGGCAAGTTATTGGCTCTATACAGAAAACGAAACACTAAAAGCAAACAATGCAAAACTAGAAGGTGCAATAGCAACACAAGAAGAAGCTATAGCAACTATGCAGAAAGATTTTACTTTGCAAACAGAACAGTTGCAAAGCATGACTTTAAAAAGTCAAGAAATCCAAAGGGAGTTAATGAGATATAGTAATTTCATTAAAGAATATAAATTAACAGCAAAAATACTGGAAGATCCAGTAGAAATGGAAAGGAAAATAAATAATGGAACAAAACACGCATTTGAAGATATTGAGAAACTCAGTGCTACCGTTGACGATCTTGATGATGGTCTCCAGTTGCAGTCTACTATCAACTAGACCAATAGAAGTTACAGCAAAACCTATGCAGAGACAGATTGTACAACCAATCATGCCTCGTGAGATCGACTTAACAACTCCACAATGGATAGTTGTTACCCCTAATAATTGGGAAGATCAACTCGCAAGAATAGAAGAACAAGAGGGCGAGTTAGTATTTTTAGCAATGACAGTTCCAGACTACGAAGTTATGTCTCTAAACATGAAAGAGTTGCAAAGATATATTACTGAACTAAAAGATGTAGTAGTATATTATAGAAAAGTTACGACAGAGAGCTTGGATGTCGATCAGCAGTAAAGTATTTAGTATAGTAAAAAACCAAATAAATCATGGTAATGTTAGTATAAGTTCGGATTTAATTGATGAACATAATGCTGATAGTCTTGACATGGTAGAAATAATAGTAGAGATTGAATACGTATTTGGGATAGAAATTCCAGATGAAAAGATTGAAACATTGAGAACAGTTGGAGATATAGTATTTTATTTAAATCATACACTATCTCCTTATCACCCCCTTAGAGATGAAGTTACGATTACCGACTTTAGTTAATAAGTACTTAGCTTACAGAGACGCAACAAAGGGTGCTAGGTTCTTTGAGAAACACCCTCACTTACAAGAAAGATTAGAAATAATAGAAGATTGGTGTGAAGAACTAGAAGATAGAATAGTTGATTTAGAAGAAAATCAAAATCACTACTCGGAAAGAATTAAAAAATTAGAGGAAACCAAATAGAAAGTCAACGAACATTAAGTTCAAAAACTAGACGAGTATCTGCTTATCTCGTTACAAGTTATTTAGAAGAAGCAGAGTATAAACCAATATCAGTAGATTTGGATAAGATTAAGTGCGCTAACGGACAGAAGGATGAAGAATTTCTTGCTGATGCTGTAGCACTAGTAGGACTAAAAGATCCCCTTTTATTGCTAAATTCTAAGGACAAGGATTTAGCAATGGACGGCGATCAGCCCTACATTGAAGAACCTTTCTTATGTTATAAGGGGAGTGAATTCCTTTTAGCGGCAAAAGAGTTAGGTTATAATGCTATCGACTGTATTATCGCAGATGATTTAGTATGGGCGAAAGCAATAGAATACGCCTTGAAACAAGGCTGAGCCTCGTAAGAGGATTAGGAGAGAAGAATGTTAGGATTCTTACAATGGGTTATCGGATGGATTCAAGTTATACCATGGTTAGTCATGAGTGCTTCAATCATAGCTGCGTGTACAGACACACCAAAAGATGACAAGTTAGTCGGGAAAATGTATAAAGTTCTTGACTGGTTTGCAATCAATGTGGGTAAGGCTAAGCAGGAAGCAAAGGATAGCTAATGGCAGACGAAAGATTCGCAGGTGATATGAGTAGAAATGAGGTCGAGATTGATCTTAATAAATTCATGGAGCTTGTTACAGAAAACTCAAACCTCAAAGCAAAGATCGTAGAGATGGAAGCCAACAAAGAGCCAGACAACCCATGGCAGCGTTGGATCTTTTTATCAAACATGATTGATGCTTGGAGAATATTCCCCCGTGCTTTCCTCAGCGTATACATTTTCCTATTGTACTACTGTACAATGTGGTTTATGGCACTAGAAGATCCTACCATGGAGCAATCTGGTCTCATTAGTATCGTTGTAGGTGCAGGTGCCGCTTGGTTTGGTTTGTATGCTGGAACAGCAAAGGACAAAATTAACGGATCTGGAAAATAGTTCTTGACTTCATCTCATAATTTTAGTATAATATAAGTTATGAAAAAGTTCAAAGACATCAAAAAAATCAAGTCCGCAAAGAAAGATAAGGTATGTCCTTATTGTAAAACTACAGAAAATGTAGATGGTCTTTGTGGCATTTACAAGTGTTGGAAGTAAGATATGAATTTATTTTACTTAGACGAGGATCTCGACAAGGCAGCACAGTATCATGTTGACAAGCATATTGTTAAGATGCCACTGGAAGCTGCCCAGATTCTTTGCACAACAATTTACATTGACAAGTTTCTAGGGTATGTTCCTCGTGCGTTGAATGCAGACGAACGAGAAGTTCTAAACAAAGTTAAAGCTGAAATTAAGCATTTACCATTAGAGGAGCGACCCTTCCCCTACCTTCCAATGATGTACAATCATCCCTGCACAATCTGGGCAAGGGAGTCATTGGACAATCATGAGTGGGTTCATTGTTATGCAAATGCATTGAATGATGAATACTACTATCGCTATGGAAAACTGCACAAATCAGTAGAACAAGTAGTAAACAAACTACCAGAGCCAGTACATCTTGAAAGAGTAGGATTTACTAAGTTCGGATTGGCTATGCCAGAAGATCTTAGAGATTACGATAATCCGATACAAAGTTATCGTGATTATTACCATTTAGACAAGGCAACCTTCGCAGCTTGGTCTCACCGAGATAAACCACATTGGTGGAACGAAGATTATGCCGATTACGAAAAAAGGATAACTCGTGTATAACCCAAAGCAAGTACCACAGTATAAATTCAATGAGGACTTAATTATGTCCCGACTAGAACAGTATGTAAACAATACATATAATCAACACTACGCCCAAGAAGGAAAACAAACAACAGAGATTGTATTTGAAAATGGGCATGGTGAAGGTTTTTGCATTGGTAATATTATAAAGTACGCACAGCGTTTTGGAAAGAAAGACGGCAAGAATGAAAAAGACTTATATAAAGTTATTCATTATGCAATTATTCTTTTAGGAAAAATGCACGAAGACGATCTGAAAAATTTAAACGACTATCATTTGGAGTTAAAAGATGGCAGTTAGAAAGAAAAGAGAGGAGAAACTCTCTGAAGCAAACATTAACAAAGTAATAGAACTGCTTGCTGCAGAGAAGCCTATTACTAAAAAAGAGGCGTGTGAGATATTGCATATTGCATACAATACAACTCGCCTTAGTAAAATTATCGCAGACCACAACGAAACACTCGAACACCGAGCTAGAAGAAAAGCACAAAATAAAGGTAAGGGTGTAACAGAGCAAGAAAAAAGAACAATAGTTAAGTACTATTTAGAAGGATCTAATGTATCTGACATTGCAAAAGCATTGTACAGATCTCCCGCTTTTATTAAAGCAGTAATAGAACGAATGGGAGTACCACAAAAACTTCCAGACACTGACTATCAAGGTATCCGAGAATCTATGATACCAGAATCTTGTGTAGCAGAAGAATTCGAACCAAACGAGAGAGTATGGTCGTCTCAAGGCAACTGTATTGCAGTTGTAAAACGAGAAGTAACAAAGTCCCATGACTTTGAGAAACATGGTAGCAAGTGCTATCTATTATGGGAAATAGAAATGGCAGAGTGTGAATCGCCATACTTCGGGTTAGTAAGAGATGCAGGGCATTTTGCCCCACGACTTGCATATAACATAGGAAGTTTAAAACACTTACAGGAATATTTATGACAACATTAGAGATAGTAGCGGGATTTTGGCTAGCAGGTAGTTTACTTGCTATGTGGAAAATATGGAAACCTTCTATCAAAGTAATTAGTTTAATAGACAAAGACAACATATTAGTACAAAGACCTATACTATCTACTATAGTAGTGTTTGTAATATTCACAATATTTTTACCATTTATGGTATTAGCTTTATTAATTCCTCAAAAAGCAGAAGAATTTGCATTGGGATTTATTAAAGGTACGCAGAGACTAAAATAATGGCATACAGTAAAGAAGTAGTCGATAGATTTGAGGGAGTACTTAATAGTCCTCAACAGTTTTCAGTAGGAAGATTTGATCCCAAAGATCCAACTGTAGCAACGGGCATGACGGGTGCGCCTGCTTGTGGAGATGTAATGAAATTACAACTACGAGTAGATCCTGGCAATCGTCGTATACTTGGTGTTAAGTTTAAAACTTATGGGTGTGGGAGCGCAATCGCATCCTCATCTATGTTTGTAGATATGCTACAAGGAATAACACTTGACGAAGCTTTAGAAATAAAAGACAAGGATATAGCAGAAGCTTTACAGTTGCCACCAATCAAACTACATTGTAGTGTATTGGCAGAAGAAACAATTCAAGCCGCAGTCAAAGACTGGGAGGAGAAGCACAAATGATAGAATTTATATTTAATTTACCCACAACTCTTGGAATTTTTGTATTTAATTTCGCTGTATGGGCAGCAGTTATGTACTACGCAGTAGAATGGGTAAAAGACACACTAAAAGACAAAGGATACTTATGAGTTATTTATTAAAAGCATTAATCGCCAAATTAGAGGGCGAAGTAGAAGTTGCAAAAGCAAATATACAAGTGTATATTAAAAATTCCGCAGGTATTGGAGAGCATCCAGGCGTAGTTGAAGCTATCGAATCTGAGATAGAAAAACTCGCAAATGCCGAAGAAAAGATAGCAACCATACACAACCATTTTTCAAAGTAGGAAATCCTTATAGATACCGAAAAATACTTCTTGACAGATGGTTTCAAATTCGATATAATATAGTTATATTTAAACAAGGATATACATGAGTGATAGATTTTATATGCAACAGTACGACCGAACAGGTTGGAAACCCATATACAATGACACATGGATCCAAAACAAAAACAGGAGAAAAAGAATGGCTTGGACAGAAGAATCTAAAGCACAGGCAGTCGAAATGTATCAGGAACAAGAACCAACACCTGAAACTTCAATGGAGATTGTAAAAGACATCGCAGACGAACTTGGTGAATCACCAAATGGAGTTCGTATGATATTGACCAAAGCAGGCGTTTATGTAAGAAAAACTCCAGCAGCTAAATCCTCAGGTGGATCTACTGGTGGTGGACGAGTATCAGTAGCTGATGCTCAAG